TTGTCGTACATATCTCGTTCTTTAATATCGTCATCAATGTTCATAATCGTCCTCCGTAAATAAGTCTCTGTTCCTAATTAATCTATCTTCAAAAGCCTCTAGCAAGTCCTCAACTGAGATGTCTAAAGCCTCAACTACTAACACTGCATCGTAGTCCCTTGCTACTGCTTCCTTGAGTTCCTCCAATGTATGTGACATTATTTTTTTCCTTCAACATATTTAACAAGTTCTTGTGCGGTGCTGAGTGTGTAGTGCTTCATACCTTCCTTAACACACCACTGTCCCATTGTAATCTTACCGCCCTTCCGTACCTTCTTATGTTCGTTAGACAGTAGGAATACTAATTCGTAACCATCTACTATTATTGTATCACGAATTGACTTATATTTCAAGGTGTCTCCTACACGAAAGAAACCTTTTACCTCTACTACTGTCTTACTCGGTTCGTGTACAAAGTCTGGCATATAAGTTCTGAACACTGTGTAGGGCATACCGTATGGTTCATAGTCAAAGCCTTTACGTTTAACCTCCTTTGAAAACTCCTTCTCTAACGCTGACCTAAACTTACCGCTAGTTTTTCTAGGTTTATATTTGCTCAAGGTTAATCTCCTGTACTCTAGGCTCGTTGACTACTTCGCTAAGGAACTTCGGACCATACGAATAGGCAAAGGCTCTCAGTTCTGGATAGCAATGCTTCTTGTACTGACAGTAGGAACACTTGATGCCTAGCTTCATGTTACCCGACTTACCATCTGGTACTGTCTTGGTACATAATTCAGTAGGCTCATCTCCCTTAACCATCTCCTTAACGTGCTTGATACGCTCTCTAATGTCTCCCTTGATGTGTTCGTGTATAGGGGCTTGGGTATCCTCTAAGTCGTACTTAAGTACCGCGAGATGACCGTTGGCTTTGTCCATAGCTAACCAACCGAACTCAGTCTCACCACAGGCATGGGCGTATGCTTTAATCTGGTCAACGTAACCGAAGGCATCGTCCATAGCCAGTGTACCGTCCTTAAACTTCTTGAACCCGAAGGAACTGGCTGACTTAACGTCCACAACAAGCCCGTCAATCTTACAGTCCATGTGACCCTTGATACCTTCTACTTCACATACACGTTGTTCATCTGATACTTCGTGTCCTGCCATGCGTGTCATAAACAATAACATCTCTTCTATCAAGTGACCGTACATAAACTTAATGTAGGTAGCAGGTTTAATCTCTTCCTTCTCAGTACCATTAACAACATTCCATAAGACCCTATCGTCACGACCAATGTTTGACAGGCGCAATGTTCGTTTGTCCGCTGTACGCTTACGTCCGAACTCGGTACGCATTAGAGCCTTCATGTTCTCACCGAACAGTTCTATCTCAGCCTCTACATCAACAGATTCTTCTGCCTCTTTTGTCTCCATTAATCGGTATATATCATCTACCAATGTGTGTATTGTTTTACTCATCATCTATATCCTTGAATGCCTTAATCACATCGCTTGAGAATAACTTACGTAGGTTGACCAAGTGCATACGGCTTGCGTTATGGTCTCCTCCTGATACACTCCTGAACGTATCAAGTTTGTTTACTATCTTCTTCAGTACAGGTGTCTTGAACACTAAGGTACAATACTCATCGTCACCGATGCAGAGGTTATGAAACCAGTAGTCCGACTCAGTAGCCTCAATGCCTGACGGCTTACCCCATGACTCATACTCAATGCAGATGTTACCAGTCTTTTGCCACAGGTCTTTCTCGGACTTAACTTCTATCTTCTTGTCCTGTAGCATCTCAGCTACCTTGTCCTCCCTGACAGAGCCGTAAGCCAAATCCAAGTCAAACTTCTTTCTATCCGCTTTGCAGGGCTTCATTACGCCACCTTTGCGGGTCTGAATGCACTTTTCTGAACACACGTTCTAAAGAAACCTTCGTGTTCAGGATACTTCTTCATAAACCAACGAGCATAAAAAGCGGCATGAGCGTTGGGTATTTTAAATAATACTTCACCACGACCACCAATATCGGTATAGTCCCAACGTATGCGTTGAATGATTGCACTTGCCGAGAAACTTTTAAAACCTTTTTGTATGCGGTCAAAAGCAAACTCTTCAAACTTATCCCAATCTTCTGGGTTCTTCTTGTGATACGCCAACGCTTCTTCTTCCATCTGTTCTTGTCTAGTTTTCATACCATCACTCCTAGTGGGTTTCTGCCCAGTTGTCACCAACCTGATATTCGCCCGCGAGGGGGCAGTTAAGTTTGTAGTGGATACCTGAGGCTTCGATACAAGAAACTGCCAAACGCCCAAAAGCATCTGCTTGGTCTTCTCTAACTTCTGTTTGAATTTCATCATGTATATTTCCTATAAATTTGTAGTCTAAGTTCCAAGTACTAGCGTATTCGTCAAGCAAACATAATGCCTTCTTCATAACGATAGCACCTGCCGATTGTAACAACGTGTTTAATGCCGAGTGTTCTGAGCGTACTGCGACCCTTCGCCCGTCCAGTCCGAGAATATAACCTCTTCCAGATGCCACGCTAACTCTTTCTCGTAATGCTCTAAGAGATGGCGTGTTTGTGAGGAACTTCTCCTTAAGTCGCTTACCATCTCTAGCAGTTCCTCCAACGATACTTCCGATTTTTGCATCTCCTGCTCCATAGAGGAACGCATAGATGAAAGTCTTTGCTTGACTTCGTGTGTCAACACCACTAGCAAGTTGGTTTGCTGTATGAATGTCTCCAGTGAGTATTTCATTTGTATATGCCTCATCGTTCATATAATGTGCAAGCATTCGTAACTCAAGTCCTGATGCGTCCATACCAACAATCTTGTAGCCTTTAGGTGTAGTCCAACAGGCTCTACAATCTGCTCCGTATGGTGCGCCTGAACTAGGCACTTGTGCTACGTTAGGACTAGAGTGTGTCATACGTCCCGTTACTGCACCGTTAGCGTTTACATATCCATGTACCCTATCATCGTCCTCAACAGCGTCTAACCATGACTGTACCTGTGCAATACGCTTCTGAACCATTAGGTATTCAGCAATCATATTAGCTTCTGGTATATTAGTTACCTTAGATAAGATAGCTTCATCAACAATAGCTTGACCCTTCTCTGTAAACTTCTTGGGCTTCCAACCAAAGTATTGTAAGTATCTACCTATCTGCTGTCTTGAGCCTAAGTTAAACTCTGGGTAATCAACACGACTAAATGGTGCTATGTAGTCAGACCAACTGTCCCCTAGAAACTTAAGACCAACCACGGACATCGTACCGTCCTTCTTGTACTTAGGTGTTATCTCCTTAATGAATGTAGGTAACGGTTTAAATGTTTCGTGTACCTTGTCTTCGAGGTCGTACTTCTTTTCCTTAAGTTTAGCAAGTAAAACAAAAGCGTGTTCTTGGTCTAGTAACCAACCGTTGTCCGTTTGTTTTGTGATAATGCTTTGTACTTGATGCTCAAGGCTAATGCTTTCGCTTCCAAAACCTGCCAGTACACTTCGTAGCGCGTGGTACACTTTGACATTAACCAGTACATCTTGCTTGCAATAGTCCACCATATCCTGAGAAAATGTATTCCAATCACTGTGTTCTCCTTTAGGGAAACCTAACCGCTGTCCCCAGTTATCTAATGAATGACCGCCTTCCCGTGATGGTTCAGTAAGTCTTGACAATACTAATGTATCTGTAATCTTACAACTACTAAAGTCTGTGCCTAGTAAGCGTTCAAGAACTGGTACGTCATAGCCAATGATGTTATGACCGATGACCTCAGCATCTTTGATATAAGCATTGAAGTCCTGTAACGTATCACCAGAGAACACAACTGTCTCTTGGTTTGATAGGTCACAAGCAACGATTACCCAAACCTTTGTAGGCTTTAGTCCGTTAGCTTCTATATCAAAAACTATCTGCTTCACTAGAACTCCTGCTTATCGTCAGCAACAGGGCATGATGTTTCAACCATACGTCCTGTATCTTTGTCATAGTATAGGTAACAAGCAGGTCCTGTTAGTCCTGCAAACCTATTCTTAAGTACACGAACTGTAGTCGTGTTGCGTATCTTTGCGTCTGCGTTCTGTTGGTCACGTTCCAAACCAATCACCATGTCGGATAGCTGTGCGATAGATGCCGAGCCACGTAACTCTGCTAGGCTAATCTGTCCACCATCTTCGTGTGCTTTGCCTGACGGTCTGCGTAAGTGTGACACCAAGAACAACCCAACGCCTGTCTCCTGTACTAACTGTCGTAGCTTAGTCATAATGCCGTCAATGGCTTTACGTTCGTCACCATTCTCTTGGTCACTCACGACAATACTCAAGTGGTCTAGGATAATTCATTTACAATCAAGACCTTTCGCCATGTACCTAATGCGACTTAGTAAGTTATCCTCATTGGTTGAACCCCAATGGTCAAACATATAGATACGTCCTGTACCTAAGGTCTTGTCCCAGAATACCTTCTTGGTATCCCTGTCGAACTCACGACTCAGGTGTAGAGTTTGGTTAGCCTCGATGCTCATAATACCGAGAGCAGTCTTAGGTATGTCCTCCTCCAACGCGAGTATGCCAATGTTGTCATCTGTTGCACCTAGTAAGTAGTGTTCCAACTCTCTGACAATCTGTGACTTACCCATACCTGAACCGCTAGTGATGGTTACAAGTTCTCGTTCCCTGAATCCGTAGGTCAGGTCGTTGAGACAAGTCCACGGATATGGTATCGACTTGACTTCTTCCTGTGCCACAATCGACTCCCAAGTATCAAGTCCTGAGATGATGCCGTCAGGTTGATACGTCTTTGCATTCCACCATTCCCTGATGAATCCCTGTACGTTACGTTCCTTCAGCATTTCACCTGCGTCCTTGACAGGTAACTTTACGTTCTTCGCTTTGTTGGGTGTAAACAAATCTAACACCGCGCGAGATGCTTCCTGACCCGCATTGTCACTGTCGAAACAGATGACCACATTCTCAAACGACTCAAGCCATTCCAAGTTATGCTTGATGTCCTTAACTGCTCCTGATGCGCCTGACCGTATTGACACAACTGCCCACTTACCGTCAAACATTTCCGACACCGCTAAGGCATCAGCTTCTCCCTCTACTACTGTTATGTATTTACCACCACCTTTAAACGCTTGCTGACCAAACAGACCTGCATTGTCAAATGTACCGCTTGCATAGAATGCTTTGTTATCTACTATGCGAGACTTAGTACCTGTCTGTGCGCCTGTGTCCTTGTCAAAGTAAGGGTAGTGGTGTTTGCTTATGTTCCCTACTGTATCGTACTCAACAGTGACACCGAACTTCTTACAGGTCGCCTCTGTGATACGTCTGTCTGGGATTGATGCTATAACACCTGTCATCTCTAATTTCCTGTTCGCTTTAGGTTTGCTTTGTACAACCTCTCCGTTGCCTCTCTCGTAGTGGTCACAACCGCCTGAAAAACAGACGGCATGACCATCGGAGTACCTCGCGAGATTGTTCTTAGAGCCACACGATGGGCATGGCTCATGTCTAACAAAATGCGAGACAGTCATTAGAAGTCCGAGCCTCCCTCGGTAGCTTCCGCTAGTTCTAACACCTTAATGGCTGACAAGTAGGTGGACGTACCGTGTACTGGGTGAGGTTTACCTTCTGCGTACTTAACACGTACTTTAGAACCTCTGGTTAATCGACCACTAAACTCATTACCATCTGCATCAAACATGGGTACATCATACTTAGTGCTGAACTTACGCTGTGCTGTTCCTTCGTACTCGCGTAGTTTGACACCCTGATTGGCTAGTTTATCTGCATCAGCAGGTTCTAGCGACAATACCAATGAGTATTTCCCAGTTGATTGACCCTGATATTCTTCGTGTTCGTCAAGGTTTGCGAACGCTACATTTCCTTCTAATACTGCCATAGTAATTTACCTTCTGTATAGTTAATAAAAAGATTACTTAAGTATACTTTAGAATTTATCTTTAATGTTAAAAACTAAAGTACATAGGTATAGTATATCATGTTTGTTTACCGATTGCAACCTCCTTATCAAAAAGCCCCCGAAGGGGCTATTAGTTCAACTAAATTGGTACATCATTTAGTGAAATAGACATTTCTTTACTGTATTCCCGTCTTGATATAACAACATCATCGTCTTTAAAGAAGTAAGTACCAGATGGTTTACCACCATCACCTTCCAACTCTATTGCAACATTGTCGTGTTCTAGTTTTTTATGCTTAAGATAATACTCGCAACCATCTGAGTGCGTGTAGGGTACATAAAAAATACCGTCCCAATGTATATCCTTGAATGTAGTTTTTTTCATTTTGCTACCTCGTTTAGTTTTGTTAAAGAACTGATGGTATTTCCCCATCGACAAAACCATTATAGCAATACTCAATATCTAAGTCAACCTTAATAAATGACCAGTTTCTTAATTCTGGTCATTCTTTAGTTAATCTGAATTAGGTACTGGTAATGTAGTAATACTAGAGAAACGTCCCCCAGTACCCTTAGTCCTCCTATAACCCGTAACAGGTTCAGTTAGTTATTACTCCTAATTATGCCATTATCCTCTGTTAATGACCAGTTCTCTTCTATTG